TTGTTTTCAGCGTGCCGCCCGAGGAGTACAGCTGCCAGTCGCCCTCCTGATCCAGCACAACGCTCTCGCCCGCGAGCAGGGTGCAGGCGATCAGGCTTTCGCTGTTCGTGCCATCGAAGTGCTGGACTTCCAGCGTCGTCGAGGTCGCGGCGTGCGCGTTGCGAATGTTCAGGTGCTTGACGTTGCGTTGCGTCGCAGCGGCAGGGGCGGCGACCACCGTGGTAGTGGTGGCCGTGGTGATCGATGCCGTGTTGGTGCGCCCCGGCGTGGTCGTGCCCGAGGCGTTGTCCATCCACGAGGCGTGGACTTCCACATCGGCGGCCGAGCCGGTGATAACGCGGACGATGTCGCTGGTCGAGGTGAGCAGCAACATCAGGCGTTCCCTTCGGTGATCGTGCCGCTGGTGGTCGTCACCACGTCACTGATCGCAATCACCACGTTGGTGATAATGATGTTGGTACCCGAGGTTCCCACGGTCAGCCCCTCCACGACCATCGTCGTGCCGTCCGTTTTGAACAGGCGCGCGATAGCAGCGTTGCCCGCTCCCGTTGCCGTGGCGTTGGCGACTGCGTTGAATGTCAGCACGCCCCCCGCGGCGGTGCCGAGGGTGGCCGCACAGGTGGAGGTGTAGAGCTCCGCACCGTAAGCCGACGTGTAAACCGTTAGCTTCGCGGTCGCGCCGGCCTCGGTCGAGATCGCCGTCGAGCGGGCGTTGCGCAGCGTTGTATTGAGGGCGACCGGCATTACTGCACCCCGGACGCGCGACCGTCAGCACCGCGGATGATGCTTTTCGGGCGGCTCATCTGCTGAGCTAGTGCCATGAGCGCATCGGCCACGCCCGCCATCGGATCGGGCTCCGCCTCGACCGGCGTGCCGTCTGTGTTCTCCGTGGCCTTCATCCCGGCGATTGCCAGCCTCGTGTTGTTGTCGCGGATGTTGTTGCGCTCGTCCACTTCCAGTTTCATAGCTTCGATCTCGCGTGCGTACTGCGCTTTGGCGGCCTCTAGCTGCGCCTGGAGCTCGGCCTTGGCCTGGTCCAGTTGCGCGGCGATCTGCTGTTGCACCGTGCTCTGGCGCTCCTGCGCGTCTTGGGCGGACTGATCGGTCGCGGCCTTTAGCTGCGCCTTCATCTGCTCGATCTGGGCGCTCGTCTGGCCCTTCATCTGCTCGATCTGCATCTGGCCCTGCATCTTGATCTGCTCGGGGTCCGGGCGCGGAGGCTGAGGCTGTGCGGTCTCGGGGTTCGACCAGAACTCGTCCGCGTTGCGGAAGCCGGCGTTCTGCGTGAGCTTCTTCACCGCGTTGTAAACGTTCTGCGGCGTGACAATCGGCAGGCCACCCATGAGGGCTTCTTTCTGCACGTTGAGGATCGCCATCAGGTGCGCGCCCTGCTGGTCCTTGTTGCCCGTGCCGAGACCGACAGTCACGGTCATGTTGTAGCGGCACTTCCACGAGGAGGGATCGATCGGCACCCACTTGTTGCGGAGCTTCACGATCTCCTGTTCGCGCCCGTTCTTGAGGGTCAGCGCGTGGACGATGAGCATCAAGTCCCTGACGCCCGTCTCTGCGAACAGGCGCGCGACCATCTTGATCCGCATTTGCGCGGCGCTCATGAGCTGCCGGGCCTCTTGCGCGGTCTTCTCGAGCGCGTCGGCCTCTAGCCCCTGGGTGTTCTTGTTGACGCCCGTGCGGGTTTCGCGGACTTGGCTGATCTTCTCCATTGCGGCGAGGATCGACTCCCCCACCTGGGGGTGGATCAGCGGAGCGATGTTCTCGTTCGGGTTGCCCTTGACCCGGACCACGCCGCCCGGGCGCGCCTGGAGCATGTCGTCGAGGTTGACGTTGTCGGTGTTGATCGCGTTGCGGCCGTTGTTGGCCAGGTACATGTTGTCCAAGTACCCGCGCATCAGCACCGTGTGAATGCGCTGCAGGTCGCTGACGAGATCGTCGTAACTCTGCCCGTTGTGCTCGTGCGGCTGGCGCAGCGGAGTCAGCGAGGCCACCGGAATCAGGTCGTCTTCCTCGTCCTCGAGGATGGTTTTGCCGACAACGACGATCTTGCGCAGTTCGGCAATGCCATCGCCGTCGCTGTCCCAGTTCATCCAGACATAGCGCACGCGGACCCGGCGCGTGGCGGCATCAGCGCCGAGGCTTTCGCGGTCGCGCCAGTCGTCGTGGCTGACATCGCGGCGCCACTCGTCCCACTTGTCGGACTCGTCGCCCCCGTTGTCGGAGATCGTGTCCTCCACGTCATAGCCCTCTTGCCGTAGCTGGCTGATGGTCAGGTAATCGACCACTTCCAGAAACGGGCAGCCCTTGAACGACAGGTCAGGCCAATCCGAGGCGACGAGCACGCGCTCGGGCGGGATGTTCGAGAGCTTGCACCACGAGCGTTCGTAGCTCTTGCGGATCACGACATCGTGCATGACCCCGTATTCGGTCTCGGTCGGCGTGTGCTCGACCACTTCCACTTCCTTGTTCTGAGCGAGGAGGGCGAACTCGTCGTCTGTCAGCCCCTTGTACTGGTCGCGGTTGGCAACTTTCTCCTTGCACGACTGCGCCATGACGTAGCCGTTTTTCTGCAGCAGCGCGTCATGAAACCAATCGTGAAAGACCAGAAACCCGTTGTTCTTCTGCATCAACACATGGTTAACGTAGTCGGTCTCCTGCTCGGCCTGGTCCTCGTCCTCGGCGGACACGGGATCGAACCTCGCAACCTCGTCGCCAGAGCAGAACACCTCGAGGAGCGAGGGCTTGATCCACTCGATGGTGTCGGCCACGTCGCGCATGACGACCGAGGAGCGGCCCTCTACCTCATCGCCATAGGGGCGGCCGAGATAGCGGTCGATTGCGTCCGAACGGTCTTCGGCCAGCGTGCCACGCCGAGAAGCTAGGGACTCCTGCTCCTCGATGGCGGCAATGAGATCCTTCACTCAGCGGCCTTCCGGGGACGGCCGGGACCACGCTTGGCGGGTTCAACGACGGCTTCAGTCGTCTCGGCCGGAACCCACGGTGTGACCACGACCACAGGCAGCAGCGAGCGCAGGTACACCAAGCGCTCCTCGGTGTGCTTGATCTTGAGGGCGAGCGTCGCCTGATAGTCTTTGTCGTTCATACGATTCCCTGCTTCGGGTACTTGATCGGCTTGGTGAAACTCACCGAGCGGCTGGGCTCTTCGTAGGCGACACACATCAGGCCGAACGCATCGGCACCGTGACTGGCCCAGTCGTGCTCAGGACCGAGGCCGATGTCTCGGGCCGGGTCCTTCTTCTCGTGATACCAGCCCAACGCATCTAGGCCCGGCTGCGTCGTCTCCGCGTGAAACCACATGCTCGGGAATAGACGCCGGGCGGCCTCGATGCGCGCCTTGGCTGCGCCCTTGCCTTGATTCGGGACCACCGTAACCGCATAACCCGCCGCCTTGAGGGCGGATGCGTAGGACACGTCATACACCTTGTCTTGCGTGTCGCCGTCGTGCGGGAGCCAGATTTGCGCCCGCTTCTCGTCGTAGCCCCGGCTTCTCAACCATCCCAGATGGGCGCCCAGAGGCTGGCCGACGCTCTCGTAGTAGTCGAGAACCCGTATTTCCTTGCCGATGAATTGCGCGGCCCAGATGGTGAAAGCGTCAGCCTTCGCGCCCGTCCCGCCGATGTCGCAGAACAGGCGTATGGTCATCAGCGGGTCAGCGGCAACCCGCCCGATCCTGCCTTGTACCTTGGCCTCCGCCAGTCCCTTGGCGTAGTAAGCGCCCTCTAGGACCGTCGCGTAGCCGCCTTCCCAGATGTGGTCGTATTGCTCTGGCTGGTCTCGCAGGCAATCAAGCCGCTCCTGTTCCAGCACCATGGGGAAATAAGGGTTGTCGCGCCAGTTGGCCTGCACAACCTTGGCGCCGGTCGGGAGCACGCGCCCCCGAAACATCGCATCGACCGTATCTGTTTTCCTGCGGGCGTTCCAGCTAAACCACAGCTCGGAGCCCTCCTCCCGAATGGTCGGGCGCAGCATGTTCACCGAGACTGCGGCGGCGGTCTGGGCTTCTTCCCACCACGCGCGCTTGAATCCCTCAAGCGATTTGATGCTGTCGGCCGTGTAGTCCTGCATCCCCTTGAAGATGATGATGCCGTCACTCGGGGTCTGGATCACGTCCCGGAAGACCTTGAATCCGTCCGCCTCGCCTACGTTGTGGGCCAGGAGCTTGGCCTCGATCAGCGCCTTGGAGG